TGCGCGGATGAAACACGCACAGCGGCAGCGTGCGCCTGGCGGCGTTGATGCCGTCCATGAGTGACGCCATCGGCACCAGCATCGGCTTGAGGCCGAGCTGCTGCATCGTCTCGACCCTCGTCTTGCCTGTGCCCCACTCTTTCACCTTGGCATCGTGCGGCACGAAGTCGATGCCGCGCATCCAGCCGTGCTCGCGCTCGCGCTCTTCGATCACTTCGAGGTAGTGCTCCAGGCCGACGCCGCTTGCCGAATAGCAATCAAGTATCAGGAGCTGCCCGCCCTGCTGCTGCCAAAACCACAGACTGGTGTCGTCCTTCACACCAATGTCCCAACTGCGGTGGACATACTGATCCGGCATCGCGTCGATCGCCAGGATGCGTCCCTCTTCGCGCAGCTCGCGGCATTCGACCGCGAAGAAGGCGCCGAGCACGGCGGCTGCGAAGTCGCAGAAGTACTCCTGGCGATATGACGCCATGCCGGCGTCGCGGCCGTATAGCGCGCAGTACTCTGTCAACGCGGTGGCAAGAGCTTCTTCGGTGAGGGCGTCAGTGTCTTTGACGGTGAGTAGTTCAGCGAACCAGCGCGGATCGGTCCTGGCATGGTTGTAAAGCTGACGTAGGCGATTGCGTCCTCTGGGAGTGCTGATGAACGCTGCCCACCCGTTGTTCTCTTCCAGGATTGGCCGGTGATACGCCCACGCGCTCGGGTTCGCCAATGCAAACTCTGAGTAGACAATTCCTGCGACGCCTGAACCGACGGTGGCGTCGTATCTGTCACTACCAATGACTGACCAGGTTGATCCGTTCTTGAGTCGGAGGAACATGCCTTGATCGTTAGTGCTGTCTCGGAGGGCTTGCGGGAAACACTCATCGATGCGCCTCTTGCCTGTGTGCGGGTTTACGGCCGACCATATTGCGCGTCGCCCTTGTTCAAACTCGGGCAAAAGGTGCCAGTAATTCGCCGGCCGCTCGGCCATTGCCATCGCAGTGTGATGAAGCATCACTTCATCCTTACCGGCTCGGCGGTGCCACACGGCGACGGCGCGCGTGCCACCGTTCCTCAAGTAGCTCCACAACTTCATCTGATGCGGGCGTGGCGTCCAACCATTGAACGGCAGCTTGATGTCGATCATTGAACAGCTCGGGTTGCGTGCGACGCAGATAGACTTCGTAATCCTCGGGCGGCTTCGCGTATCGTCCCCACCAGCCGATCACAGGCCGCTCGTTGTCTTCAACGTGTTGCCTTCTGTCTTGAGCGTCGTCGCTGCGAGCGCCTCGGTCGCCTGCTTGATCTCTTCGCTCTGCGCGTTTGGATCGAGCGACGCCAACAACGAGATCAGCGCAGCTCGCAGCATCAGGATCTTCTTGTGTTGATCGACGACGATCGTCTCGTGCATTGCGCCTGTCACTTCTTGCCCTCGATGATTTGCCGCAACGTAATTCTGATATCGCCCTCGCCATCGGCGCCGGTGTGCGGCTGTGCGCTCTTGCCCCATCCGCGGTCCAGTAAGTTGCCGGCCGCCTGGATGCGGGCCTGCTCGCTGGTGCCGTTGGCCGCCACGCCGGCGAGCGTGCGGATCGCCATCTCGGTGTGGACGCGAGCCATCGACTTGAGGTCGAATGGTACTTTCTTACGAGGCATCAGGCTCTTGAGGGGTTTGCACCCCTCCCTCTGGTGGCTTGGCCGGCAGCGACGGCAGCCGGCGCCAGGGCAGCAGCTCTACAGCCTCTATACGCGCCTCCAGGGCGTCAATACGCGCCACCAGCTCCCGTAGGTACTCCTGCGTCAGAACCGCCCCGCGGGTCAGGTTGACGATCTGCGCCAGGTGAGGAGCCAGTGCGTCCCGAAGATCGGCACGCATGTTGTCGCGCGCGATGTTGTTCACGGCGTCGATGTAGCTGGTGGTTTTGACATTGGCCATGACCTGGAGCCTATCACAAACGACTAGGGGCACGCCACCGGCGTGCCCCTTGTCTCGCGGAGGCATCCCAACGCCTGTCGACCTATGGGCTGCCCTGGGCCTTCCTATCGCGATTGTAGGGCCATGAGAACACCTCACGAACGCAGGCGTCGTAGGTGTCTGTGGATATCGCGCCGCGATCGCGCAGATCGGCGAGCAGCTCCAGCATGCGATCGAGGCGGCTCATCGCAGATCCTCCCAGGTGATCTTCTTCGAGAGTAGGAGGCGAATGATCTTCGCCACCGGCGCCGGCGGCCCGTCGGCGGCGTAGTTCTGGCCAGTGCGGCCAGAGACGCCCAGGTGCTTGCCGGCACGCACCTGGCTCATCTTGAGATGAGCCAGGGCCGCCTTGTACTCCTTCGCCGTCATCATGGTCGGCATCGATCTCTCCGCTCGTTCTCGCGTACTGCGTCCCAGTACAGATTGTTGAAGCCGGCGCCGTAGCCCTGCTCGTAGTCGTAGAGCCCGAAGGTGCCGGCCGCGGCACGCGGCTCAAACACCCGGTTGGCCTCGGCATCGCGCTTGCCACGCAGGAAGGCGTCGGTGCCGCGGAAAGGTTCGCGGGTCATCTCAGACCTCCACACAGTCGTCGAGGATGACACGCACCGTCTTGCCCGATTTGTCGAGCTTAACGTGTGCGATCTCGCGCGGCTCGGACACACGGCGGTAGTTGGTCAGCAACGCCGCACGCACAGCCTGGGCCGGCGTCTGCCGCGAGATCTTGACGATCTCGCCGAAGCGATCGCCCATCATCCAACGATCGGTGTAAGCGGGGATTTGTACGCGGGTCATTAGATCACCTCGATGTTCATGCCCTTGAAGCGGGCGCGCAGCTCGGTCTGCATGGCCTGCTTGAGCTTCTTGGGGTCTTTGGCGTCGTCCGCGAGGCGGATGGCGCGGGCGACTTCGAGGGCGTCGTCGCCGAGCAGGGTGGAGATCTCCACCGGGCTGTGGGCGTTCTTGGCAACCACCTTCTTGGCGTTGGCCAGGGTGGGGGTGGCGACGAAGAGGTCGATCAGGGTCTTGAGGCTAGACATCTTGGTAGCTCCTGGTGTGGCCCCGCAGGGCCGTTGTTGACCAGCACACTATACGCAGATGTTTCGTATGCCGTCAACAACGGAAGGTAGTGTCAGGATACCTAAATGTTATTCAGGCGGCACATCTGTGCCCTCTCTAAACTGGCGCTCCGCCAACTTGAACGACGACGCCTGCTGAAAAGCCATGCAAGCCATGTGTGCGTAGTCGTTCTCATCCAATAGATGCGAATGACCCGCCGAGCGTATAACCAACGCCACATAGATCTGCTTTGCCAGTTCGTTATCCTTATATTCCTCGTCCATCTTAGCCTCTTCTGGTGGTGCCGGCAGCCGGCCGGCGCGGTAGCGCAATCATTTCAACCGTGTAGTGGATGTAGTGGACGCGTCGAGCCATCCACTACAAAATCCCCCTTTAACTTCTAGGGTGTAGTGGATGTAGTGCTTGTAGTGCTTCTCCGCGTATAAGCGAGAATTGAGATCATCCACCCTGGCCCGTTTTCATAGAGGTCTTAGGATTTCGCCACGATCCACTACATCCACTACAACAGGTTACTAGTTACCTTTGACCTTACGGGAATACCCTGTCGCAACAACACCCTCGATGCGCAAGCTGTCCCGTTTTGTCCAGCCGAGCACCTTCATTGTCTCCGCGAGTGTGATGGCGTGGCTCCGGTTCATGTGTCCCGGCGCGATCTCCAGCACCCTTTTCAAGATCGTTTTGGTATGTACGCGCTCTTCGTCGGCGACGCATGTCAGGACTATATTCGTTGTGAAGTCGCCCTGCCCGAGCGGGCTTCCTGGTGGCACTACTGCCATGTTTCCTAAGATAGCTTCCCAGAGGTTAGGCAGGCGCCTGGCCTCCTGCTCGGCGCCGGCCGCCGCCCATAAGTGCTCGTCTAGGACGACACCCTCACCGCCGGCGTGCGCGTGCGCCGCCTCGCCCCAGATCTGCAACCGATCGCGCCGCAGCTTGGCCAGGTCAATCGTACGATTGACCCGCATCGGCCAGAACCGCCGATTGCCGGTTTGCGACTGCAAGTAGGTTTCCGAGTTGGTGGTGCCGACGTCGATCGATCGCCGCGGTCGTTTGGTCACGAAGTGGCCGTAGGCCATACGGGCGCTGTCGACCTGGCGACTGGCGTAGGCCTTCACGGTTTCGACTTCGGCTTTCTTCATGCCGGCGAGATCGGCGTTCTCGTGTATCCACACCCCGGCGAGCTGCTCGACGACCTCGCGATCGGCATGACCAATAATACGCACATCGGAGAAGTTGCCCTCGCCCGCGAGCACCGCCCAGGCGCTCGACTTGTTGAAGCCCTCGGGGCTCTCCATCACCAGGATGGTGTCGAAC